TTTCAACCTTTGCTTCTGCTACTTTTTCTGTTAACTTATCTTCAACAAATTTATAAACACGCTCAAATGCCTGATCTACAGTTTCTCCATCACGTCTTGAGTCTACTATGCCAAGATCTAATCTTAAAGACTGAAAGTTTCCTAAGTTCTGCGTATAACCAAGTGTTACTGATATTTTTGTTTCTTCCATTTCATACCCTTCTATTATATTGATTCTGACCAAATTGGTATAAATCTACCATCTTCAGTCTTCGTATATGTTAGTATACCATCTCCCATTCTACGTGTCAATTCTGCTTTTGTGGGAGTAATATCATTTGTTATTAAATTATCTTTTCTTGGTCTTCCAATATGGTACGTAGCCAGTATATCACGAATCTCTCTAACTTGCGACTCAGAATAATAAGATCTTACTTGCCATCCACGCTTACCGTCTTTTTGTGCTCCAATAGGATTTGGAATAATTCCACGTTTCATTAATGTTGGCATATATTTTCTATGTCTATTGACAAGATCTGCAGTTTCTGATACAGTATATGCTCTTTCTCTTTTATTTTTAAATTCTTTTATTAAACAACTTTCAGTTTTATCTTTTGTTATATTATAAATTGACATTATACCATTTGATCTGTTATAATGAATAACCCTAACTAAATTTTTATTTAAAAACCAAATTTTTTTACTTCCCACAATTACAGGGGAGAGGTTGTAATCTTCGCTCGATCTAATTCCTTTTTTAATAGCCATCTGCCTTCCTCTGTCTCAGACGGTGGATGAAAAAATCTTCTTGATCCACAAATAAAACAATATATTTCTATATGAGAAAGAGAGGTAAAAACTCTGTCTATCATCATATATCTTGAACATTTTTTACATCTAATCATTAATTGGGCATACCGACGATAATTAAATTAACGCCAATAGAAACATCTCCGCTAGAGTTAAAGTTAACAACCCCATCTACCTTTGATGTTGTAATACTTTTTATTACAACTGAAACATTTTTACCTGCCTCTGTTCCACCAATATTTATTGGAGTGGCAGTTACTATTGGAGCAAACTTAAAATCTGCTGCAAAACTATAAGAGAATGGCTGTTGACTTCCTACGCTTTGATTTGAACTTTTAACAACGTCTGTATATCCTGCAATAATTCTAGTTTCAGAAGCCTTAGCATTTTGAGATACGCCTCCAGGAACATCTACTGTAACATATTTATATATTGCTGGTGAAACCTGAAGTGATAATTCATTAATTGCATTAGCAATTTGATAAATATATGAAACATCAAGTGGTTGACCTAATTCTGGTAATGGTATTTTTGCCATGATTCCTCCTGTCTAATTATATCAGACTTCCCTCATTTTCAAATAATGTTGCATTGCTAAATTTTTGAAGAGGGATTGTCTTTGTTTGAATTGCAACATTTATATATTCTTTGTCTGGTGAATATACTATAGAATAATTTGTTTGAGATGTTTTTGAATAATAATTCCAGTTTCCATTGTTCCATTTAACATATATATAATATTCCTCAATATTTGCTTGAGGCTCCCATGTTAAATTAACAACACGATTAGTTGTATCAATTATTAAACTATTTAAGATTTCTATTGGAGTATCTTCAGCAATTATTTTATACACTGGGGACCAGTGAGACGTTCTATTTTTGTCTTCAGAAATAAATCTATATTTCAAAATATATGTTTTATTTTCTCCAAAAAATCCTGGTAACTTAGATTTAGGTATAATAATTTTTTTAATACCTTGATCTGGTGATGACATTACTGCACATCCATTGCAAATCTAAACTCTATATAGTTTGTAGTATTTGCAGCCTTAACAATAGTTGCTGCATTAGCATTTTTTAAAACAGTATACCCAGTTAATCCATAAACTGGATTTGTTGTAGAAATATTTTCAAACCTAATTGCATCTAGTCCAACATAAAAATCTGAAGACGGTGCGTTATTATTAATTATTGTTGTATATATTTTTACAATACTAACATTATTCCATGTAAAACCTGTACTTTTGTATAATTCTTGTAGTTCTTTTGTTATTACATAGTATCTATTATTTGCAAAATCATAATCATTTGAATTCATTACCACTTCAAATCTAGCCCACTGACCAGAGCCAGACTCGTCTGTTTCAGAAAACTCTAATAATATACGTACCTCATCTGGAATAATTGATGGATCGGGATCTTTATTTATTATACTAAATGCTAATTTAATTTGATCGGTTGGTATATTTTTATTAAAATCCAAAGATGTTCCCAATAAATGTATATGATCTGATCCAGAATTTATTTGTAGATGATTATCCAATACCGTTAAATTTGCTGAATCACCTCTCATCATAACTATATTATTAAAAAATCTTGCTCGTTCATATCTAGATGTTCTATTGGAATCAGTAAATACAACATTGTCTGAGTTTGTTTGAAATGCTTTAAGAGTTTGATCTATAGTATTGTTTTCTCCTAAAGGTTCATAAATCACATCTAATTTAGTAGAAGATGTTTGATTATGATATTCCCAGTTTTCGTTTACAGTAAAAGCAAACAACGATCTAGAGTCATACGCTCCAGCAGAAGGGTTGGCTCCAGCAGAATATATTCCAACTTCTGATATTTCATATCTTTCGTCAGTAGGCAATTCTGCAGTCAACACAATTTTTTCTACTCCGCCGTCATTGACATATCCCCTTGAAACAATGGGAACTCTAAACATTTCAAAATCTAAACTTTCTTTATTTGAATAATCTGCAAATGGCTGAGTAGTATTTAGTGGTTTTGCTCCACATCCTACTGCAATATAAGACGCATATGCAGGGGCCTGCCCTATAAGATATTTGGCTAAAATGCCTTTTCCAATGTTAGTAATCATATTTACACCTCATATATTGTATCATCTAATACTATCCCGTCAGATATGATAGAGACCTCTACTTGTTCGTCTTTGGCTAAATTAATAACATTAATGATCAAATCGCCAGTTTCTTCATCAATATATACTATAGAGCAATTTGGACCAGTGCCACATTCTGGTATTTTACTAGAAAAATTAATTGGAAATTGTTTGAAATAGTTTGAATCTATATCCTGTAAACCTAAAATATTTTGTGGATTGTATTGAAAATATACACTACTTAAATTTTTAATTGGCTGATATAAAATGTTCTGTCCATTAACTAAATCTGATCTTACTATATTAATTAATTCTTGACCTCCTATATTTTCAAATATAAGATCTGTCATTATGTCTACTGGAAGGGTATCATCTTTAAATAAGATTAGGTCAGTTGTTGCAGGCTTTACACTCCCATCTACTGTACCATTTGGGTATAATACAGTTGGGTCATCTGGTATTGCATTTAATCCACTTATATAGTCTGCAAACTCTTGAAGTTGTGCAGCACTAGTTACTCTTTTTGCACTGCCATTTTTCCAAGACATTTTTTCTTCATGCGTAGGAGCAATTGGATAGTCATCATAAACTATTTTCCCGTCGCCAGTAAAATATACCATTCTACACCTCGCTTAAATATAGTGTCATATTGGGACCACCTATATCCTTTTGATAGTCTATATTATAAACTACAAACTTTGACTCTGGAGAAACAATAACATCTAGATTATTTTCATTTTTATATTCTATATTAACTATATCTCCTAATTGTATAATTGGTAAATTAAATACTTTAAGCCCTATGCTTTTTCTTGGTTTCATAATTTTTTGTATAATCCAAGACATTAGATCTTTTGCGTCGTCTTCAGATTGGATATATGGTGGCTCTATAGAAAATTCTTTTTTACCATATGTTAATCTGCTAGTTTTTATTTTATCAAAATCTTGCTGTGTTTTAATTGGTGAAATAATTAAACCATCTTTACCTATTTCTGGATCAGAAAAATTACTATTTTTAGCAAAATAATTATCTACTGTTAACTCATTTTCTGATTGCTGTGTAAATGTTATTCCTTGTATTCTCAAATAGTTTCCGCTAGTTTCATCTAAGTTAATTGCAGTATCTGTAGAATTAAATATTAAGAATTCTGCTCCGTATGAACCAGCCCTAAAACCAGATACAGTATATCCTTTAATTCTATTAAATGTAGGAGATAGTTGTGCGTATAATGCTGGAAATGCTTTATCATATCTAATTTTTAAATACGCTGCTTCTCTCATTATACTTCCAAACTCTTCAAAATAAATATTAAATTTAGGCGGTTGGCTTGGACTGATTCCAGAAAGATACGTTGATTGAATAATTCCAGACATTGCATATTTTCTAAATGATTCATTTGCATTAATTTCGTTATCTCCAAACGCTGCTGACACTGGGGTATCTAATGAAAAAACAGTGTTTTGACTATAGTTATTAGTTAATGCATATATATTTTCAAACATACATTTTGACCCGCCACGTACAAATAAAGCCATATTATTATAAATTGGAGTGGGTGCCTCGTCATCTATAATTCCTACTATTTGATTATTAATATATAAATAAAATTTTCTAATAGATCCAACATCTTGATACTCTACCGCTAAATCATATACTGTTGGATTTTCTTCGCCCATTAATCTTGATTGTCCAGTAAAATTACCGTCGTCTACAATTATATTTGTAAAGCCACCCCAAAGTTTTATTGGTATTGCTTTACCTTCTGGATTAGACAAAACTTTATAGAAAACTACATTATGAAGGTTTTCTGCTGCAGTTGAGTATTCACTAACATTCTTTTCTGTTAAAGATATAATTTCAAAATAATATCCAACGTTAGTATTTGGGTTTAATAAAACAGCAATACCACCAGAACCTCCAGATATATTAAGGCTTTGATTAGGTTGTGATCCAGGAAGCACATAATATGGTGTGGAATTTAGTGGTGTCTGTCCACGTGTCTCACTTGATTCAATTTTGCCAACAATTCTCATTCTTGTTCCAAAATGTTTATATCTATTATCTAATGCTTTGTATTGATATGATAAAAAGTCAATTGGTTGTTCTGTATTTGGAAATGACGGGCCAGACATTACTAATGCTGAAGATTGAACTGATCCAGTTTGTGTAGACTTTATGGTATTGTTTTGTGTTTCTTTTGTAAAGGATGTAGATAAAAAGTTTTTAATAACCCCAGTTCTTTTGTTTTCTTTAGATCTAATATTATTTACTCCAGCAGGACCCTCTCCTAATACTATCTGTTGTCCTAAACTATTTACTAATTCATCTTTTCCTTTTGCTATATACTCTAAGCCAAAAAGATATTTGCTATCCATGTCCATTCCACGCACATACAAATCATTACTCCAGTATGCATCTAGTCCAGCCTTGTGAGAAAGTATTGGCGTTCCAAACTGACCTCTTCCATGTCTGGAAACATTTCCATTTTTCATAACAGTTCTTCCATTTATATCTTCATATTTTGGTTCAGAATAAATACGAACTAATCCAGTAGGATATATTTTTCCATTAAATGTTAGTTTACCCATATAGTTTTGATATTCTTGATTACTGCTAATCCAAACGTTTCCAACAGCACCTACTGTTGTTGTTGTAAAATTAATTTTTCCATTACTATCTTGTGTTGTAATTATTTTTTCTGCTCCAGGAATACTGTATTGAACTGCATCAAATCTTATAATTTCTCCATTTGCATAAAAATATCCTGCATGTCTGCCTAGCCAATAAACTGCCTCTCCAAGATCTATTGTATTGTTTGTTATTTGATTTCCAACTACAAACGGAACATTTTCAGATAAATCAGAGTTTAATGGAATAGCAGATAGGCTATAGGCAGATTGACTTTGAGCCTCTCCATTGATTGATCTTAATGGCGTATCTCCAGTTACCTCCCATAATAGAACTGGCTTGTATATCCAGTTTTTTGCTGCAGCCTCATTGTCTATCATGCTTGCCTGTTTAATTGTTCCATACGATCTTTGAATATATCTTGACTTATAGTTAATTTTCCCATCATTAAAAACATTTTTATCGCTAGAGGCTATGTCTACAATATTAGTTAATTTAATGTTCTTATTTTTATTTCTTATTTCATTATCTTTAATAAAATCGTTTGATCCATAAAAAGTAAATTGTATATCTCTTTCAGAGTCTGACGGAAGCATATAATTTTTACTCATCATAACAAAATTATTGTATTCGTCAAAAAACATTGCTGTTTGTGTAGATACTGCTAAATCATTTAAAACTTCGGCTACAGTTTTGTCTGGACCAATATAAAAAAATGGAATTATTAATTCTTTTTCTCCAGAAACTCTTTTAAAGGTATAGTTAGAAAATCCTACAGAGTCTAAAAGAAGTGATACGGCATAACTTAGTGAGACATTAGTAACAAGTATTTGTGGTGCAAGAATTGATTCAAAATAAAAGTATAAATCTCTTAACTCTAAAGTTACCTTCCTATCATTTGGATTATATTTTGGGAATGCATCACAATATAATGTTTTTATTGGAACCATGTAGTCATATCCATTAACATCAACTATGATGTCATAAAATTTTAATTGTATATTATTAGACAAATATTTATATATAATGCTTCCAATATTATTTTCATTAAAAGCATCATCATAGTCAAATATAGATAATGATCCTACAGATGCCAATAATTGACCTACTGGCATTCCACTGTTGCCTAAATCAGATGCTGATTTTTTAACTGAAAAACCAGTTACCTTATCAGAAATATCTGCTACTAGTCTTGGAGACATTTCTATCAAATCAAATGTAGAGTTAACTTTATTCATTGTATCAAGTACAACCCTTATGCCCTTTATGTTTTCAAACTCTCTATATACCTGTCTATTATCTGTATTTGATTTAAAGGATATTGGATTTGTTAAATCAGTTACAAAGTTAGTTAACCTGGTTACAGTTTCTTCTTCTAAATACCAGCCATAAGTCGGTGTAAATGTTTCCCATCCACCATTAAACCAAATGTGATACAGTCCCAGGTCGTCATCATTATCTTTAACTAAATAAGCATATCCATTAATAGATTCTTTAGGCAAAAAGGATTCATTATAATATTCTTCTGCACGAATAAATACATCTTTATATTTTTGTGGCACTTTCAGTCCATACGCTAGTTCTACGTATCCGTCATCTTTTATTATTGATGTGCCATCACTTCTTCTAGAGTTGGCATCAAACTTAATTGCATCAATCCATTCATTTTGTTTTAGATATTGAATTTTCCATTGAACGGGTGTTGTTTTATTATTGTCTCCATATAGTGGGTCGGGGAAAGACCCAGCCTTTCCTGAAAAGGGACCTAAGTCTATTGACCCAACATTTGTTTGCATTTTAATTACTATTCTATTTGCTGGTACAGGATCTGAATAAACAACAAATGGACAAGCATCATCTATAAAATATTGACCGCCTATCTGCTTATTTGCTATGCCAAAAACAGAACCTGATTCAGTTCTGTATGAAGTCCAATATTTAAAGTTATCGTTTTTATCTGCCATATAGTATCTAGGTCTATTGGACATGTTTAAATTTGAATGATGTAATCTTTTTCCTGGAATGTAAGAGGCTTTATTTATACCAGACCTTGGCCTAAACTTTTTAAAACAATCTTCTAACGAATACAACATTTTATTTTTTGTATTTTGTGCCAATAAAAACCACGGTTGTTCGTTATCCTCTGGATCAATTCCTCCATCAACTTTTATATCGGCATCTGTTGCGCCTGTATAAAAATTACCTATATCATTTACATCAAATGTATTTGGAATAAGTTTATATTTTTCAGAATTAGAAAGTGTTGGTCTATACCTATAGTTACCAATTCTAAAAATATTATTAGCAATATTCATATTCCACTCTAGAATAATTGCAGATTGTGTTTTAACTGTACTTGACGATTCAAGATGATTTTTTAATTCTTCGTTTTGAAACATTACACTTCTTCCAATGTAAGGTTTATGTTCCAAAAATCAAAGTTAGTTCCGCCTCTTTTAATTACAGAATAGGTAAAGTCTGTAAAGTACATCTGTATTAATTGACTATATTGTGGTAAATGTGCGTATGAATTATTATCAATAAGTCCCTCATCGTTTTTAAAATTTTTGTAATTATCATATGATAAATAAACCCAAAATGGTCCTTGATGATTTTCATACCAGTCTAATATTTCTACTCCGCCTGCACCACCGTCAGTTGTAAACTCTAAATTATTATCATTAAAGTGCGGTGATTTTCCAGTCGTTGGATTAAACTCTGGCGTTTGAAAATAAGATCTAGAAGGAAGCATTTCCCATGATGTAGTTATCTGTAACTTATCTGCTATATGATAAGACCTCATTCGGCCATTAATCATTCTTTCTCTTTTTTCAATTCTGGTAGGCTTAAAATTAATTTCTCCTCTATTGTCATCAGATAAAATTAAAAATTGATCATATAATTCTGTGTCAGTTTCACTACCTACATCTTGACCAATTTCTAATCCATTTGGCACATATATCTTATTTCCTCCAGGAGTTAGTTCTACTAGCGTTCCAGAATTTTCAGACCATAACATTCCTTGTGGTCTTTGATATCTTCTTCTCCCTGTTATATAACTTGCTGTAGCCATTATCCTGCTATACTCCTAATTCTCTTTGAATCTACCTGACGAATCTGAGTCATAACTGCTCTTGCAATTTCGTCAGGGTTTGCATCAGATCTTACATTAACTGCAATACTATAATTATACACTGAAGCATCAGAAACATCTCCATTATTAATTGCTCTCATTTTATCTACACCGTACGCATTAACTGCATACTTACTCATAATAAATTCTCCAGGAGTTAACATAGATGGAACAACATCAGTTCCTATTACTGGTCCGCCAACAGCAAATCTTTTAATTAACCCTCCAGAAGATTTTCCTCCAGGCCAGTTTGCGAATTGATTAGCAGCAATAGAATTTCCACCAAATTTCTTTATATCTGCTGCTGCCTTAGCCTTTGCTGCTGCATCTGCTGCTGCCTTAGCCTTTGCTGCTGCTGCAGTTGCTGCTGGTGAAGATGCCATAACCTTGGTTGCTAAATCGACAACTTTTTTATCTTGTGCTGCAAGACTATGTCCAAAATCGCTAGGAGTTAAATTCTTTTTACTATCATTAATAACTTTTTGACTTGCTGCTGCTAAGGCTCCACCAAAGTCACTAGGAGTTGCTCCAGCAGTTTTTGATTGTGCAACTATCTTATCATAGGCAGCCTTTGCTGCTGCTCCAGGATTAGCAATTTCTGCTACCATAGAGTTGTATTTATTTTTTTCATCAACTAGTTTAATTGCATTAATAACTTGTTGATCTCTTGCTGCAAGTAAATGCCCAAAGTCGCTTGGCGTTGCTCCAGGCTGTAATGACTTAGCAACTGCAGAATCGTATAATCCTTTTGCTTCATCTAAATACTGAGTAAATCCATTTTTTGGCCTTCCAGTATAGTCTGTTCCAGAATCAGTTCCTGCTCCAGTTGCTTTTGGTTTTCCATTCTTATTACCCGATCCATCTGGATTTCCATCTGAGCCGTCTGGATTTCCATCTGAGCCATCTGGAGTGCCATCTGGAGTGCCATCTGGAGTGCCATCTGGAGTGCCGTCTGGAGTGCCGTCTGGAGTGCCTCCAGTTGAACCTCCTGTAGATCCTCCATTTTCATAAATAGTTATAATCTTATGCGTTGTTGTTATTATTTTCCCATCAAGTGATAGCCAATATTTGATGATATCTTTAACAACATCGAGTGCAGCCTGTATGGCTTGCATATATTCAGCACTAGAAGTTCTTGCTAAATCAATGTTATTTTTTATTTGTTCCCATTCTAGTTTAGACTTGCCCAGAACTGTTAATGACTGTATTAATTCTCTCTTCTTTGCTTCTTCAATACGAACTCTTTCTTGCGCTGGCTCAAGTTCTTCTTCTTCAATTTTAAATATTTCGGCACGTAGTTTTTTAATTTGATCTTCAATTTGTGCACGAGTATATCCTTTATCATTTCTTACCTGCGCTAATTCATTTTCTTTGGCAGCCTCAAGTAATTTTTGCTGATCGTCTAATGCTTGAGTTGCTTGTTCTGCTCTTAAGTCTTGTGCTGCTCTTGCTGCTGCTGCAATATCTCCCTGAGAAAGGGCATCAGCAATTGTCAATTGTCCTTTTTGTTGTTTTGATATTCTTTCATTAATTGCACGTATTTCATCTAATGCTTTAAATTTAGCGTCGTACTTTTCATTAATTTTTTCTTCTTGATCTTCAATACCTTTAAGGCTTGCTTCCCAATCATCAATTTCATAATTAATTCCAGCAATTTTATCTTGTGCTTTTTCTATAATATCTTGATCTTTTAATGTTGTAAATTGAAAATCTAATTCTATTTTTGTCTCCATAACAGAGAATTTTTCCATAGCCTTGTCGTAGCCTTTTTGGAAAACTGACTCTTTAAATTCTATTGAATTAAGAACTTGGTTTAATCTTGTTTTAAACTCTTCAAAAAGTTTTGGATCATTAATAACTGAGTCCCATCTTGACATTGCGTCTCTCAATGTATCATCGCTTAATATAGCATCTGCTTCAAGCCAACTCCATTTTTGGCTAGTTGCAGCCTTTGCTAAATTACTTCTTGCAAGATCTTCTTGATTTTTAGAATCAATATCTTGTTGAATTGCTGTTTTTTGTTCAGCATTTTTAGACAATGTCTTAACTTGTTTTAATAATTTAATTAATTTTTTGGCTGCCTCAGTATTCCCTTCTGAAGCAATCATTGCAGCAAAGGCTTTATCGGCAATTAATTCTTGTGTATCTGCATAACTTAGGCCAGCATCTCTTAGTATTTTATATGCATCAGATTGATCTTGAAGTTCTTGTTTTTGTTGTTTTAGTTTAGATGAATAGTCTCCAGCAACTATACCATTTAATACTTCTTGTATTGTTTTTGCATCTCTTTTTAGTGCAACAATATTTCCTTTATTATCAAATTCAAATAATGATTTCTTTCTTTTTTCATATTCTTTAGGATCCATTCCTACAATAAACTCTATAAGATTACCTTTGCCACCAAGTCTAGCAATATCCTGTTCTATACCGCTAAACATTTCTAATCTCTTCTTACCGCCAAATAACTGATCTAGTGTTTTCATAGAGGCAGTCCAGCCTT